TGTTGACGCCGCCGGTGACGACCCGGCCCGCTGGCAGCTGGTGGCCGGACCCCCGCCCGCGGCCGAAAGGGCCGTCAGGGGCGCGCCTGGACGCCTTAACGGGCATGTTTGGGCGCGCCCCTCCCACCGCAAAGGAAAGCAGCAATGAGTACAACACGTGAGCGGGTCTACACGATCGACGCCGACCCGCCGAACACCTGCCACCCCATCCACTTCACCAGCCTTAACCTGCCCACAGCTTACGGAACAGTCATCGTCGTGGACAACATGGAACACATGTGCGTCCCGGAGGGCTGGATCGACGCAATGGGATGTTGGTGCACCAATGAGGAAATGCGGGAAACCCTCATAAGAAACCGGCACACAAGCCAAGTTGTGTACAACGTTCACCGAACATCTTACTAGCACGAAAGCGAGACAAAACAATGGACAACAACAACTACATTGAAGCCATCAACGAGGTTAAAGACCTCCTCACAGAACTACTCAACGACCCCGGCCATGGCGAGCTCACATTCAAGGGCCTGCGCCTTCTCGACGACCTGACCATCACCGGCCCACGAGACCTGGAAGACCTTCTCCCCGGAACAGTCCTCGCCGTCAACTACGGCGAATGGATGGCTACCAGTGCGATTGTGACGGCGGGGCGGCATTGGCAGAACTTTGAGAGCGGCAAGGTCGCGACAAGCGAGGAGCTGTATGTCCACGCCCTTAAAGAGTCGGACGCTCTGGCCTACTGCCACAAGTGCCTCTAAAGAGAAAGGAGCAAACACTCATGACAAGCATTGAAACGTATCATGCGCGTATTGGCGCACTCAAAACCAAGATCGAAACCTGCAAGGAAGGTGACAAGACGTTCACCATCCGCAATCTGCCCGGAAGGGGCGATATCGTAGTGCGTGAATGGGGCGACCTTGACCTCCCATGGGGGACCGTCATCGCCGGGAGCGATGACCGCGTGTACCTGCGCGTCCCGCACGGGAGAGTCTATTGGGTGTCGTCTGCCTGGCTAGGGGAAGAGCCGACCACTCATGACCTCAAAGACTTTTACGACCACCTGTGTAAGCTCGCGGCGTCCGGCGAGCAGTTCCGCATTGTTTATCAGCCCGACTAATAGAAAGGGGCCTACGCGCATGAGTGAAGATTCCCTGAAAATGGCGTGCGACGAGACGCTAAAGCGCATCGGAGAAGCCCGCGCAGCACTGTCCGACGCTGCAAACCTCCCGGATGGGCCATTCCATATCATCATTCCTGGACTTGACAGGCTAATCACAGGGGAACGGAGTCTCCAAAGCCTCCCGCCGGGTACGACAATCCGCGTTGCCATGCCTGCGCCAGTGCTCGGCGCAGTGTACATCCGATCAACGTCTACCCGTCCGCATCTCTGGATGCGACAGGACGGTATGCGGGTCACGGGGGTAGACGTATTCGCGTCAATCCTCAACGCAATACGATGTGATGGCACAATCACGCTACTGGCATACGGCCTAGACCCACAATAAAGAAGAGAAAGGACAACCCTTGGAGATTGCGAAGGAAGAGCTTCTTGAACATATTGAGAACCTGTGCGACAACATTGACGCAGGCAGGCTTTATGAGAGCACGGTCGAACTGACCGCACTCGGCGCACCCGTGAAGCTCGATCTGTCATGCCTGTCCTACGGCGCGATCATCTTCCTAGACGGTACGACCTGGTTCAAGGAAGATAGCGACATGTGGACAGGCGACGGTAGCCTCTCTCAGCTAGAACTCGCTCAATCCATCCGCGCTTCCGTCCCAGAAAATGTTGTCCTCCTGTATAACGGAGACGTGTACAAGTGACAGCAGCAGTCCAGCTCGATCCCCACTATGACTGCACGGCCAGTCACCGCATCACGCAACTGGACGGCCCCGAACATCTAGCTAGGCTCATGCCCGGTACGCTCATTCTTCTGAATGGGTGGGAATACATGCGCCTGGTAGACCATGCAGGATGGGCGCACATTGACGGCAAGGTTCTAACCCACCAGGCAATGTGGGACCTGATCGTCGCCCGCAAGCGGGACGGGTGGCCCGTCAGTCTTATCCACGTTGGCGCAGCATAAACCTAGAAAGGAAAAAGCTTGCAATCCATAACCGAAACTATCAGCCTCTGGAATAACGCCTACGACGCGCTATGCGAGGCGCAGAGCCTAGTTGAACAACTCGAAAAGGAAACCAGCCGCATCCTCGACGACAATACGGAGCCGATCAGAGTGCCCACAGACTACGGCACAAGCCGCACCATCACAACCCCCGACGACCTTAACCGACTGCACTACGGGACCGTAATCAGCGTGAGTGGTAGCGAGTTTATGCGGACGGGATATTCGAACGGCCCATGGACCGATATGCTCGGTATCAAAAAGTCGAATGACAGACTATTCCGCCACATGCTTGGACATGCGGGCGAGTGCGAGATCGTCCACATGGGCAATTGAACGGAGGGGAAATCTTGGAATCGCACATCACGGAAACCGACATTGAGGGCGCCGAGAGCGCTGCGCGCGCGACAGCCAAAGCAGCATATTGGACCATTCGGAGGGCGGGGCTCGCCCTGGCCGTGGCCCATCTGAACTGTTGGGCACCTATCCCTGTCCCCACGATGGGAGGCGGCCACCTGACGATAGCTAGGGCCGACGACCTTGCGGGCCTGCCCAAAGATACCGTACTTAGCACGCCAGACGGCCTGTATGTGAGGTACTGGAAATGGTGGCGAGGCGCATACGAGAAAATCACCCACGAGGAAATGTGGGAGCGCATTCTCGGCGGCTACACAGACGGGCCACTCGACGGCGACTTTCTCCTAATCCCACCGGAAGCGCTGAAACCGCAAGCCCACAACGGCGCGCCCGACACGGAACGCAACTAACCCCCCACAGGAGGAGACGTGACAGAAGCCAACACGGCCCTCACCGAGGCCATTGCCAAGTGTGACGAGATCAAGGCCCGGCTGGAAGTCCTACAGGACATGCACAGCCGGGAGCCCGCCCTGTGCATCAAGTCCCTTATCAGACTCGACCACACCTGGGAACTATGCTGCGCAAGCGACCTTGCCTGCTCGGAAGGAACAGTCATTGAAGCGTCAGATGGCTGGCGCTACTATCGGCTTAGCCCCGGTCGTGGTGCGGACTGGAAGAGCAACACAGGTCAAACATACACCCACGGCGCACTGTGGAACAGCCTCATCCAAGACGCGGCGGACGGTATTGCTTTCGAGTACACGGGCAGCTTCTAACCCGACCCCATGCGGCCCCCTCCAGGGAGACCTGCACTCAAACCCACCCCACATGCGGGTGGCGGCGAGCAGCAGCGTCCCCCTGCGAGGGGGCCGCTTTCTTTTTACCCTCAAAACAGGCAACACGTGTTACAGTACTGCCACCACCCACCCCCATGCAGGAAGAGTCCTCAACCATGGCAAGGCACGCGCTCCAACCAGGCGAACTCGGCAACATCACCACCACCAAAGTATCCAAACAAGGCAAAGCCTGGGTAGTCAACCAGGACAACGGCACCCACTGGCGAGCAAGCGTCCTCGTCGGACGCAGGGGCGACACCCCCAAACGCATCCGCACCATAGCGTCCAGCAAACGCCAAGCCATCCGCCAATGCGAGGAACAAGCCAAACAGTACATTGACGACGCCAAACGCGCGTCCGGCGCTATCACCCCGCAAAGCACCCCAATGGAAGTCTGGGACGCATACGCGCAGTCGCAACGCCACCAAGCCCTCGCGCCAGCCACTAGGCGCAACTACGAGACCGCCATAGCCGACAGTCAACGAGAAAACCCGCACTGGTGGCACCTCTCCCTCGACGAGGCTGTTACCGTGTCAGCACTCACCGCGCTCTACGACGGGTACGCCGCCAGGCACGGGAGCGGGCGCGCTAGGACCAGCCTGAGGGCCGCTCTAGCCGTCTCCCTCAAACTCGCATCCGACGCCGTTAACCTCTCCTCGTTCCACTCCACGCGCCCCGCTGAGACCCCCATCGTCAACCCCGTGCGTGCGCGACTGGACGGCGACCGCATCCTCACGCCCACCGAAATGCGCGCCCTCGTCACCGCGCTTGAACAGTACGACGCGAAACGAAAACCGGAACAAGACGCGGTAGACGCCCTCATTCTTCAGGCTCACCTAGGCGTGCGGGCGGGGGAGCTGTTCTCTCTCATGTGGGGGAACATCGACCTCGACGAGGGCGCTGTGCGTGGCGTTGAGTCCCGCAAGACTCGCCGCATGTACCCGGACAAGACCCTGCCCGAATGGCAGGCCGACAGGCTACGCGCCAAAGCCGGGAACACCCCACACCTAACCCCGGATACTCGCCTGTTCGACCGCGCACAAGCAACCATGTACCGAGAGTGCCGACTCCTCCTCAACAAGGTCGGCCAGCCGGGCCTGTCAATACACGGCATCCGCAAAACCGTAGGCAGTATCGTCTTTGACACTTACGGCGCGAGAGCGGCGGCAGCATGGCTCGCACACTCGAACGTGCAAACCACCATCGCCTACTACGTGAAGCTCGACGGCGCGATGCCGGAAGGCCCCGTCGATCTGTTCAACCACGGCGAACAGGAAAACGGGCACCAAACAGGCAACGTGCCGTCCAGCGGGCAGGCTAAACCGTTGAAACCATGCGGCAAACCAGCCTACAAATCATAGTACATCTGGTATTCGACATGCAAGACTGTGGGCGTTACGCGAACTCCCTGACCACAGTCAGTTATGCCAATGATGGCAACAAAAAATCCCCCCGCCTCCAACCACCGTCAAGGCAGATGGAAGCGGGGGGAAGCGTGTGAACGTGAGATAAAAGGGCATCATTGGAGGCAACGGCCCTACCCCTCACACTCCATTCGAGTTGCGCAAACACGAGAATGTGCTAAGCGGCCAAGCGCGGTAACCACCCGCAACTTACACGAGCCGAGCTCACCCCTGAACCGGCGCAAGCACTCGACCGTGTTGTCAAGCGTGGCAGGCGGGCAGACTCGCGACGCCTCGGCGAGCAGGAGGTCCGCCGCCTCGATCGACTCCTCAATCTCTGCGACCTCGGCCCGCAAGCCTGCCTCGATCACGTCAAGGCGATCGATCATCTGGCCGCTCATAGCACCACCTCCAATGGTCCATCATCCAGCCCGTCATCGAGCGGGCACCCGTTTAGGAACTCGCACATCTCCCGCACGATACGGAACTCGCACTCCCGCACCCAACGCGCAGTCACCCCAAGCGCTTGCGCCACACGCTCCTGCTCGACGTCGAGGATCAAGCGGTTGCCGATCAGGTTCCTGTCATCCTGAGACAAATGCCAGTAGGCGCGTTGCGCGTCCGCGCACAGGGCCATTATGTCCCCGCCCTCAGAAGGGTCGCGCTTAGCCCGGGGCATACCAGCCTCGACGTGGGTCTCTGCGAGACTCACGCCCCATCCGCGCTGCTTATCGAACGCGAGGGGGAGTAACTTCACCATCATTCCCGGTTCGTACTTCATGCGTCCCCCGTTCCGAATTCATCGGGGAACGTGTCGAAATCCCAGGGCACCTCGTGTTCGTGGTGCCTGTAATCCGGGTAGTTCTCAAACAGCATTTGAGAGAACAGGTTTACAAGAGCAGCCTCCCCGGCTGTGTTCCACTTGTCTGCGACGTAATGGGCGCGGTCGAACGCCTTCAGGTATAGCCAGCCCATCACCTCCTCGCGAGGCACGCGAGAGCGGCGACAGAACCAGTCCATGCCCTTACGGAAAGCCCGCCACAGCATAGGGGCCTGGCCGGGCACATCATCCGAAATGGCGTCCAAGTCGGGTGGCTCCACTGCGAGTAGTTCCCGCACGCGGTCAGCCGTCACAGGCCCCTCGATGTTTAGCGAGGGATCAAACCAGTAACACATGCTGCACCTCCTTCCACGAGGAGGCTGTTCACATCCGCACCGCGAGGCACCGTCACCCTCACGGCCTGTTGCAGGCTGTCCGTCACGGCCTCGGCCAGGCGGTCGCCCGCCTCGTCACCGTCAGCCCACACGAACACTTGCTCACACCCGGCGAACGCGAGGCTCATCCACGGCTTCCAGTAGGACGCGCCAGGCATGCCGCACGCCGCCAGCCCGCACTCGACGAGACTCAGCGTGTCCAGCTCGCCCTCAGCGATGTGCGCCTCGCGCGCCCCGGCTACCCCGGCCAGGTTGTAGATGTTGAACCGCTCGCCGGAACGGCTCCGGGACTTCGGCCCCCCCCCCGCCCCGCGGGCGGCGACGCGGGCGCCCCACGACGCCGTCAGCGTTCACGTGGGGGATAGCCAGGCACCCCTGGTACTGTTCGTCCCCGGGGTAGGGGTCACCAACGTAGCCGAGTCGCGCGGCCTCGCACGTTGCGACGCCGAGGCCCCTGCTTTGTAGATACTCCCTGGCCCCAATGACCTGCTGCTGGTAGTGCGCGGCCCTCGCCGCTAAGTCCATCACCATCAAGTCCGACAGTGGTTGCATAACGTTTGGCACTTTTAAAGTCCCCTCCTGTTTCTTCCATAATCCAAGAAAGCCAATCCCCGCCTCTACCGCACCCGAAACAATGCCACAAGCCCTTATTCCAGTCGATACTCAATGAGGCGTTCACGTCCCCGTGAAAGGGGCACACGATCTTTCTTGAACCATGGGGGGCGTCCACATTGAAATGGTCCAGCGTGGCCTTCAAGCGGCCACCATCGCCTGCCCGCGTATTCCATTCGCTCATGTGGACACCCCCCGTTTGCGTGTTGAAAATTGGTTCCGTGTAGCGCGCCCCTTGTTAGAGGCGTCGCATGAGCCTGGCGAAATCCTCCAAAGTGAGAACCGCGTAGGCTTGACCGGTTGGCTTCTGCCTGGCCTTGACTACGGCCACGCCGAACGTGTCCACTTGCGGGATGCCCCGGTTGTGGGCATACAGTGCGGACTCATCCGCCGCCTCGCGCAGGAATTGTGGGAGGCTCACCTGGCCTCGATTCTTGGCTTCCAGGACAATGCGGGCGTCCGTGTTCGGAGTCCGCACAACGAGGTCACCCTCGTCCACTGAGCCAAGCTGCCTGAGCGGTTCAACGTCGAGGTGGGCGTCTCGCAAGTACTCGCGGATAGCGGTCTCCCACGCTGTTCCCTTGGCCTTGTTGCGGTTCGTCATCGCTTGTCCCACCTCCAGTCATCCCAGAGGCCGCGCCCCATCCAGCCGACAATGAATCCGATAATCGCCCACTCTGCGAGTAGGATCATCATGGGGGTAGTCATTAGCTGCAGTCTCCCCTCATGCACAGGCCGCAACCAGCGCACCGGGCCTCGTGATCGTCAGCGCTGCCCGGGTACTTGCCGTCGTTTAGTTCCTGGACGTCACGGTCAATCATGCCGACGACTTCGGACAGTTCGCGCACACCCGTCCGCATTTCCTTGACTTGCTTTTCGACGACCGTTAGGCGTAGCCCGCGATCGAGGCTCGACACCTCGCTTTTCGCCCACGCTTTACGAAGGTCCCGCAATTGGGCTTGTGTCCATGCGAGAACAAGCATTGTTGCGATGTTGCAGACGACGCACACTACGATGCACGTTTCAATCACACTCATGTCACATTTCCATTCCCCCCGCGAGCGCCAAACCACGTCCTCGCAGGGTCACACGCTAAGCCGACGTACCGCGACGCAGACGGGTCACAAAACCCATCCCTCTGCTTCACGCACGCGACATAGAACTCCTTGTTGATCGGGTCCAGGGCCACCGTCAGAGTCAACTCAGGCTTCTCTGACAGGCCATTCTTAATCTGGTCCCTCGATGGGGGCTTCCACGGGTTCGACTTCGCATCCAGCGTCTTATCCGACGCATGATGCAACACGATCACCGTTGCCCCCGTAGTGCGCGCAAACGAGATCACGTCTTGCATGACTCCCATTTGCGCCTCATAATCCGACTCGCAACCAGCGAAGTCCATGAGGTTATCAAACACAACAACTTTGGGGTATTCGTTGTGGAGCATAACGTAGCAATTCAGCTCATTCTCCACTTGTTCCCACGTGATAGGGGAGCCAAAAGACAGTTCGATAGGCAGGCTGGACGCTGCTTGTTCGATCTGTGCCCGCCCGTTCGTCGTGCCCATCATGGCCTCAACTTCCTTGGACGACATGCCGGTGGCGATACTCGCCAATCTCACGCCCGCCGTAAAGGGGGCCATGTCCGCCGAAAAATACAGTGTCGGCAAGCCCATGCTCGCAACCCAGTACAGGGCAAACCCTGACTTCTGCGAGCCCGACCGGCCAGCAACCATCACCACCTGCCCCTGCCTTGGGGTCACGCCCGCCTCATACAAGTCCTTGAAAGCGGGAACGTGGGGGAGGGGCTGCTGGCCGGACACGCCCTTACGGAGGGACTGGAATACATTCAGTCCCACTGGCTAAGGTCAGGCCCCAAAGTCCGGCATAAGCGGCTCATCATTGAACGACGGCGCGTCCGGCGCGGCGCTCATCTTCGTACACAGGGCATCCGCGAACTCATTCACCGGCTTCCACGCGGGCTCACCCTCACCCAGGTCAACGGTCGTCCAGAACGACTTTCCGTTGTTGCTCTCCTTGACGATGCGGAACGGGCCAACCAGGTTACCAATCTGGCCGTTGAGTGCGCGGGCGATGCCCTTGTTCGCGCCCCAAACGACGCCGAGCATCTCCTCGGGGGTTCCGTTTTCGACGTCGGCCTGAGTATGGAACACCCAAGCGTCCATCTCAACCTCGTGGCGAGTGCCCGCCATGCCGTTGAAGTTCGTGGGCACATCGAAGCTCACCTTGTGGGGGACGACGAGGATAGCTCGGGCGTTTTCAACGTCCTTGGTACGGAAGTAGGAACTGGTGTTCGGCATCTTGACGACACGCTGCATAGCGCGTTCTCCTTGTTCTCACCCCACGATTCGGGGTGTTCGATCTGTTTTTCCTGTTCTGTTCTGTGCGCCCCCATCATGAGGGGCAGTATCAGCGCGACTAACCGTGTTAGAAACGCCTATGACGGCCTCGCAGACTAGCCGCGAGGATTCATGCGGGCCTTAAGCTGGACGCGCCGCCACGCATCCGCCTCAGCCATCACCTCGCTACCATCAGGCAGCCGCATAGCGAGGTCGTACAATTCCTCTACCGTCATGGGAAACTCCACCGGTAGAGCGGTCCAGTGCTCAGTCAGTTCGTAAGCCACGCTCACGCCCCCTTCTTCGAGGCAGCCTGCGCGAGCTCGCGCCCCCTGGCCTTCCACGCCTCAACCAGGACAGGCTGGTTATTCATCGCCGTCCCATACCTGCGCCACAACTCCTGCAACGTCGGCACATCCCGCGCATCCGCAACCAGGTTGTGGATATTCTTCTCGTTATCCGACAGGGCCTCCAGAGGGTCCATCGTTGGGGCCTTCGGACGCTCCCCGTCCCCCTCATGCAAACCCAGGTCCACGGGCACGTCATCAACGATCACGCGAGCATTAAGCTGGTCGACCACGTTCCACTTACCCGACAGGGCCTTCGCCAGAGACAGGACCGCATCGCTCATCGGCACCTTCTCATGGTCCCAGTTCTGCCAGCCAAACACGTCCTCCAAGGCGCGCTCGACCGACGCCACCGAACCACGGAACACCATCCACGGCGCGTCATAACCGCCGCCAGCCTTCATCGTCACCGTCACCTCGGCAGGCGTATCCACGGCCAGGGCCGTCGCTCGACCCACATCATCCCTCCACGGGGACGCTTCGGGAACAGTCATCACGCCACCTCCAAAAACTCAATAGGACCAGTAATCGGCGGGACCTCGCCCGCACGCTCGCCGCCAGTAGCAGAGCAGTACTCGCGCACGGGGCACGCCTTACACATCATGCCCGGCGACGCGGGGAAAACCCCTGCCTCCAGGCCGCGCCCTACGTTATTCAGCCACGTCTCAACGTAGCTATCGTTTCGGGTCGTCATGGTGACCCATTCCAGAACATCACCATCCATACCCATCCAGTATGCGGCCTTCGCCACCGGCACCCCTGCGGCGCGCAACTGCGCCGCATAGGTTTTAAGCTGAGTCGTAGACGACGGGGGATTACCCGTCTTCAAATCGACCACAAGCATCTCGCCATTCCCATCAACGAGAATGCGATCAATGTAGCCAACATACGGGTAGCCGCCCAGCGGGTGCGACACCTTCAACTCGATACCGGGAATCGTCTTCCCATCCGCTGCGTCGAATAGGGCGATCTTGTAGTTGTTCGCGGCCCGCCAGTCGATCCAGTTCTGAATCATGATCGGCCCGTAATGACGCGCCCATTCCTCATCCTTCTTGTTCGGCCCGCCACCCTTACCGAGGCCGGTTTTAAGGACACGACCGGATGCGTTGATCGTCGTGCCCTCATTCAGTCGGCGGGCCTTCTCCCGATCAAACGCGAACGCGAACGCCTTCTCCACGTCCTCATTCAGCAGGGGCGCGTGCTTGTCCGTGGCAAGGCCAACCTCGTCAAGGTCGCGCGCCTCCGTCACCTCGTGTACCGCCGTGCCCATCATGGTCACCCAGTACGTCGCCTTATCCAGACCGTACACGCGGGACAGTCGCCAACGCTCAGCGCAGTCACTGTACTGCGCCGCGCTGGAATACGACAGCCTGCGAATGGTCCGCTTCTCGTCCATGCGAGCCTTCTCCCTTCCAGTAGAAAGTGTGTTGAAAGTGCCAACTCGAATCGTTGACCGGGATCAAGCATAACGCAAGCCCAACACCCACGCAAGCGGAACACGCAGAAACGGGGGCCGTGACCTAAGTCACGACCCCCACGAAGAGGTAGCCCCCTCCCTTACAAGCCAAAATACGCGCCCACCGCCGCCGCGCTGACGTGAGAAAAATCCGCCACCGGCTCACCATCATCGTCTAGGAACGGGTCACGAATCCACCACTTATCCACACCAGGACGACGAGGAACAAGCACCATCGCATCCGCCTCCCGATCGTAATCAACCACCCGATCAGAGCCAAGCACCCGACGAAGTCTCGCAGCAATCTGACGAGCCTGATCAGTCACCGGACGCCCCGCCTCAATCGCAGCCAACGCCCGCAACCCAGTACGATAATGAGCGCTCCGAGGCTCCTTAGCGCGCATCACCCACGGCGTAGCCAACGGGAAACGCTCACCCACACGACGCTCCCCACCCTCACGCTTCAAAAACCGCGCCCACATGCTCGACGAAGTCTCAACCCCATACTTCTCACGGTACAGGTCCACCATCTGAGGGTACGTCCACCCCTCATCAAGCAGGAGGCGTCGAGCCTCAGCCTCATCTACAACCTTAGTGCGCCGTGGCATTTGATTCACTCCTTACAGCCAGTGGGCTTGCTTCCTGTCGCACTCCAAACGCTACCAGGATGCAAACCAATCCGCAACCCAACAAGGAAAAACACCCCCAACGCGCACCCAACCAGACGCGAGAAAAGGGCGGGAGCGCAACCAAAACCGGCCACACTCCCGCCCACCTACCGCGCGTTAAGCTACACCACCCTGCGAGACGCCACACGCCGCACAGCACGCCCACCACGGAACAGGCCACCACACGAGGAGCAACGGAAACACTCGAACACGCTCACAGCCGTCACCGCCTCGCCGCACGCCACATGCTCCACGCCACCACACGACGGACACGACAAGCCCTCACCCTCGGCCCACACGCCAAGGTGGACAGCCGACGACAACCACGGACGCAACCTGTCGAACAACTTCTCGGTCAGCTCGACGTCACCACGGTTGTACGTCTCCATCCGCTGCCACGCATCCCGGTCACCCTCCATACAAGCAACCCACAACGCATGCCCCTCATGCGCCACCTTATGGCCCAAACCCAAACGGCCAGCAACGTAATCCAGCTTGTTCGACGGGAACTTAAACTCCCGGCGCACCACCGGCAACAAGTCCACATTCCGGTACGGGCGAGGCTTCCCCAAACCAGCCAACACAAACTCACGGTTCAAATGCTTCACATCATACTTAATCCCGTTAAACGTGACCAGGACGTCGCACTCATCGAGCAGCCGCCACGCCGCCTCAACCATGCCCTCGTGCCCGTCCTTCTCATCCGAAAAGAAAAGCGTCTGACTATCGCCATACCATTTAGCCGCAAAACAAATCATGCGACCATCCTCAACGATCTGATTCAACCCAACGTTCTGATCCCACAGGCCCCACACGTGCGCCACAGTCGGGCTGCACTCAATATCCAACGTCAAAATACGGGCACCATTGCCCGCATTAACCCTCGCGCCCGACGCCGCAACCGGCGCATTCACACGCTCATGCGTATCCCTAAGCGACCCCATAACAACAACACTCCCCCCTACGATGCGCCGACAAACTCGACCGAGCTACCTCAAAACCAGCCGCACGCAACGTCCGCCGCAAACCAGCCGACGACTCGCTAGGGTCATCCAACGCCCCAGAAAGCCACTCAGCGTCCTCAGAATCCAGGGAACGGATAAATGCCCCCACTTTGCACGAACGCCTCTCCACAGGCCGCACAGACCCCTCAACGGCCCCGTGTAGCTCGCTCAACCTCGCCGCCACAACACATCACACTCCACAACAAACAACAAACCCCACACAACGAAAGGGGAGGCAAGGGGGGACGCAACCACCACACAACAGCCACGCCCCCCAAGAAGAGAACCAGCCCCCCTAGAACTCATCCTCCAACACAGACGGCACCTCAGGCACCGGCGGAGCATCCACCCCATCAGGCAACAACTCCACCAACGCATGACCCCAACGCCACACCTTATGCGCCCAATCCAACGTCGCCCGCAACCTGCGACCCAACGTCTCACGCTCCACCTCCAGCGAAGCAACACGCTGAGACAAACCGTCCACCTCATGCTCCAAACGATCCACCAGAACCTTCAAAGCATCCAAATTCCGGTCCTCGCGCTTAGTCACCAACGTCACCAGAACGCCGCCGACACCACCCAACGCCGCCCATAACGCGGGCTGCGCCAAGAGCTCAATCACCATCAGTCCCCCTTAGGGTCAACCCCCGGGCCGTGAGCCGCCAACCACGGCAACCACACTCGAAGGAACGCCTCAACCTCAGGCATTGCCATAACGCGCGTCACCGTCGCGCACACGCCCAACACGACAGCCGCCCAACCAGACGCTTCCGCCACCGAAATGCCGGCCTGAGCAAACACCAACGGCAACAACGCCGCCAACGCCACAGCAACCTGAAACACCGTGCGCACCACCGCACGCCACGGAAACACAGTCTGCGACGACAAACCACTCATCATGCTACCTCCTTCACAACCTGCAAGACACCCTGCGCGTCCTGCTCCAACATCACGCGGCCAACAACCAGACGCCCCCGGTCATCGAACACGCTACAACCACCATCCAGGCGAGTACGAGCAACACCTGTACACATCACGCCCTGGTCGTCCATAAAGTAATGGTGGCCGCCATCAGACAACCACCCAGTACGCATCACGCCGTTCGGTTCAAGGAAGTACCACTTGCCCTTCACCTGTACCCAGCCGGTCTGCATCTTGCCGTCCTCGCCAAGGTAGAACCAGTTCTCACCGTCCTTGACCCAGCCAGTCTCCATCTCGCCGAAGCGCGTATCGTGGATCGGGTGCAGGAAGTACCAGTGACCGTCGACGTGCTGCCAGCCAGACTGAATCCAGCCCTTCTCGCTCGCAAGGAACCACTTCCCGTCCACCTGGAACCAGCCAGTCTCCCAGCCGCCATCCTCACGACGGTACCACCAGCCGTCGCCTTCCTTCACCCAACCGGGGCCTTCCGCCTCGTCCAGGTGGTCGTACCAGTACTGCGCGCGAGACATGTACTGATCGGCCAACTCATCACGCAACGCCGCCGGACAGGCGGTGCTAAAGAAGTCCGAATGAGGGAATACATTCACACGCCACTCAGGACGACCCAACCCATACGCCGCACAAATAGCCGCCGTCAAGTGAGCGCCAGACTCCACCGTCTCATCCGAAATAGCCCAACCAGTAGACGGGCCGCCAATATTCGCGTGCTCAATACCAATAGACTGACAATTCGCAGCCCAATTGCCTGCATGATAAGCCGTATCCGAATCATGCACATACTGACAGACCGACCCGTCAGCATCCACGTTGTAATGCGCCGACGTGCCATTCGACACGAAAGCCCCATACACGCCCTGGTGCGACATGCGCACGCCAGCGTTATGATGCAACGTCACATACTTCAACGCATAACCACCACGGCCCTGCGTGAAATTGTCCGACCAAATATCATAATCCGCGTTCAAATTAACGTAATCCACAACAACCCCCTAAAGAATCAGTCAATAGCCTGCCACAACGCCGGAGCCTTATCCGGCGCGAGCTCAACAGATGAATCATGCTCCCTAACGCAGCGCCACACGCGCCCCACATGCTGACACTGATCACCCTCACCAATATGCATACCAGCAGCCCACGGCTTATGCGCGCCAACAATCGCCTTACCGTCCACATCACACTGCACCCAGCCGCGCCAAAACTCCTTCGGCCCCTGAGTAAACGGCGACAACCACTGGCCCGACACATTCTTCCAAATCGTGCCATTAACCAGAACACGCTCACCCGGCCCCGCCAACGCAGACAAGTCCATCTTGCCCACATCCTTAGCGGGCTCACGCTTCACCGCCTCAGCGTAATCCCTAGCCGCCTTCACAGCCGCCTCCTGCGCCGTCCGCAACGCATCGCGACGCGCAAACTCCACCATCACATTCTGATACAAGTCCGCCAACTCGCCATCAGAAAGCCCCTGCAACTTCACATCTTCCAACACGGACACACAACCACCCCTCACATGCTAATCGGGAACGCAACCGTCATAAAACGGTTATACGTCCCATCAGTCGTAAAACGCGCAGAGCCACCACTAGCCCCACGCCCATAAATACCCCACTCAACCTGTGGGGTCTCATTAGCCTCAACAATCCCAAAATTAAACAACGCATTGGACTGTTGATCATTGCCGCCAGCATTGAACGCCGAGCGCACAGTCCCCGCCGACTTCACCCAAAGGTACAAGTCAACGTCACCCGTCACATTCGCCCACCCCGTGACAAACGACAACACCAGCCGCCTATAGGGGCGCACGGGCAGATTCGCCGAATAATACTTATAATACTGTCCAGACGAGACACTATACCAAGCACCCGAAGCGTTATAAGTCTGAGTATCCATCTCAACCTCATTCAACGCCTTCAACAGCCAAGACCCGCTACCTGACTTCGTCCCATCGCACTTGTACAACTGACCCAGAATATCCAAGTACGCCGGGTTTGCCACAGTCGGGGCGATCCCATGCTTCGCCAGATCATCAACATGACCCTTGGCGTCGATGACCGACGTGGCAACCTGAATCAACCCAGCCGTATTAAACGCCCTCGCCAAGCCCGGCAACAACGGGTCATCAAACTCAGGAAGCTTAACGCCCTTCAAACTATTCTCAACCATGCTCAACCTCCACGCAATACCCCATCACAAGGGGCAAACAAACTCGACCTCAAACCTATAATCGCGAACAATGGACCGGCCATTCGACTTAACCCCAAGAGACACCCTGTCCGCCGTAGTAATATCAATCAGACCCGTAAACTGTGGCGTCGCATACGCGCCCACCGGCGCAATAGCATACCCATACAGGTCACCCCAATTCGCATCCTGCGCATCCCCACGCAACAACGCGACCTGGACCGTAGTATCCCACGTATTCGACATAGCACACACCCACCCGGTAACCCGATAACGACCCGCCTTCGGGACCAGCAACGACTTCCCGCCCGCAACCTTAATCTGCGACCCTCGCACGGAAGTATCCGCACCAAGAGGCATCTTCGTCATGACATCCTTCTGGAGCTCCACATAAGTACTCCCAGAAGCCGCACGATAATACGGGGAAGCAACCAACTGTTCCCAAGAAACAGAAAAGTCCTTCGAGGAAGTCCCCCTAAAAGACCCAACCACACCATCAGGCGACAACCGCACAACACTCACAGCATTAGTAGTGCCAACCGCCATACCCGAATAGAACGTGACAGCAGGCCCCTTACTCGGATGAGCGGTCATCTCAACCATCGTCTTCGTCCCAGAAGCCTGGACAGTAGAGCCACGAATAGTCTTGCCGACTAGATTCTCAGCAATCAGGTCTCCCGAAATTACGGCCCCCTCAGCCCGCAACTTCGACACAACCGTCTCGTCGAACTTCGCGACCTTCGCGGACAGCTCCTTCGACGCCACAACCTTATCCGCCGTCACAGCCCCCGCCGCGATCAGGTTCCCCCCGATCGTCGCGTCACCCGCAACATGCAACAGGTCCGTCCACATTTGCGAGGACATCACCACGTCACGCGCCACGACCCTGAACGCCTGCCACTTCGACCCATCCCAACGCATGTGGCGGCTCACAGACCCGTCTGCGTCCAACACCTCATACACGGCCCCAACAGGAGGCTCAGTGCCAGGCGAATATGTTTGCTGTGGAGGCTCCTTACTGCGCTGGAACATGCGCCCCGCCCTAGCGACCTGAGTCTGCGCGTCAGACAAATCAGTCCGAAGCGTCGCCAAGTCCCTGGCGGTAGACTCTCGCGCCTCATCCAATGCGGCCATCGCCCGATCAAACGCCGCCTTCGCGTCAGCGGCATCCTTCGCGACCTCCCTCACGCGCGCCCCCTCGGCGCCCGCATACACCAGGCCGCCTTCAGTCACCGACGGGCCCGCATCCAACGCGGCGATCGGCGCGCCCGCCGCGTCAACCTGGACACGCACGTCCGACCCCGGCTTAAACACGCCGCCACCAGACGGGACGTTCACCACGTTCCCGGACTCGCCGACTTCAACGCGGATCGTCCCATTCTCGCCCGCGCCAACCACCGTGCCAGGAACCCCCGCGCCACCCGCCACCGCAGGCTTCGGAGCATCCAACCAGAAAGACGCCTTAGCCCCACTCATCACACCACCGTCATCTCTCGCACATCCACGCGCATAGACTGCGCGCCGCCCGACAAGTCCATCACCACGCCGGTAACAATCCCAGCAACCGTCCCCCCATCAGGAGTAACAACCTGAATCACGTCACCCAGGTCCAGCCGGTAATCCTGCACAATCTTGAACGACCTCGCATCATTCCCCGAAGTCGCTTCACGCATCGCACGATCGGCGGCCGCCCAAACCCCATCCTGCCACCCCGCCCGCACCGCCAGCGCCTTATGCACAACCCCATACAGGGCAGGCGTGCGAGTCCCCGCGTTCACGGCCACCGAATGAGACAAGCCCCCCGAATGGGAGCGGTCCCCGCCCGTCGAGTTCGACACCGCCGTCCACCGGTTCGGCACCGAATGGCTCAACTTCCGCGCCTCGGACAACAACAAGTCCTCGCCCGAATACGAGGCAACCACGCCACGCCTCGTCGAATCCACGACGTGCAGTAGGTCATCCGGCCCAACGTAGAACCGGAACCCGTACATGTCCGCGAGTTTCGTCAACGCCTCCACGCGCCGATTCCCCCACGACAAGCCGCCCGGCAACACCGGGTTACCACACTCCAGCACCGGCACCAAATGCGGGGCACACAACCGCTCCACCTCACGCAACAGCGTTGCCTTTGGATCGGGGGACGTGGGGAACGCGAAATCGTCATCCACAAGGCGCTGCAGCAACGAATGTGCCGTCACCTTCACAGGCCCGGTAGTGCCAGAATCCCACGTCACCTCCTGCAACAGGAAGGACCCGCGATCCACCGTGAACGGGGCCATCCCATCCGGCTCCACATGCACCCGCAACCGGGCCACCTGCCCATACGGGGCAAACGGGCTCCACTCATCCACCGGAACCCAATCCGGGGACAACGTGAACGACAGGCGCTCCTGCGTCTGCTGCCCCGACGACAACTCCAACGAACCGCCCTCAATCTCAACCCCGTCCGCCAGGGTAAAACTGCCACGCGACACCGTCACCGTGCACCACACGCGACACGGCAACGCGAGCGCGTCAACATCAAGGTCTTCCGGGCTCCTCACTGCACATCACCCACCTGACGAAGCACATCCTGCGCACTCCAATTCCCCCACTTGCGGCCCTGCCCGATAGCGTCCCCCCACGTCACCGCCGGGACAACCTGACCATCCAGGCCCCACTCCCCATTAGGGCCGGGGAACCGCTTCAACACCCACTCGACATCAATCTGACGGTCACCCTCGGGGGACAGGCGATCGTACTTCGCTGACTTCACCAGGACACACCTGACGCCATCCACGCCCTTAGCGGGCTGGCCGAGCGTAATCAGAGTCAACCCCGGGGCCTCCAACACCTCGCGCACCCTACGCACCTGATCAGGGTCATCCACCGTGAACCTCGACGACCCGGACAGCACGCCACGCTTGAACCGGACCACGCCGTTCTCATACTCGCTCACCTGGTTCTCCCAAGACAACGGGTCCCCCGTGTCCTCATACAGGTCAACGAACACTCCCCGGCCCGCCCGCGTGGCGACCGACGCCCCGCCATCTCGGACGCCATTCATCGTCCGAGTCAACCACACGGGGCCAAGCACGGTCCCGTCAGACAGCGTGAACGTATACTGCACCGGCTCCCCCACGGGAGCCATCACGTAAGAAAACACCCACGGGGCGAAGTACAAATCTTGCCAGCGCTGCTTAATCGTGCACACCAGCTTCCCGTCCGCCTTCAACACGCCCGGCGCGCCCACTACGAAAGTGGGTAGCCCCGTGATGCTATGAACGAACCCTCGAAACGACGGAACAGACCCCATCCCTGAAACACCTCCATAAAGGCCCCCAGACGGGCGGCCACGCCCCCACCAGCCCACGCCAGTAGGAGAGTAGCCGCCCACCCCACACGAGGCCGCTACGCGCCCATACGGGCGTACTCAACAACACGCCCATCAGCAACATCACTGACGAACGTCTCCAGCTCCGTCTCATCCGACAAGCGCAACCCAAACCGGGCGCCACGCAACGACTCAGGATCAACCCGCACCACCATACGAGAATCCCCCGACACATCCACGCGACCACCATCAAACACGCGCATCCGCACGCCAGAACCAGCCTCAACCACGCGACCAGCCAACGCCTCAGCCTCACGCACAGCCACATCCGCCGCACCACGAATACCAGCAGCGAAATCAGAAGACACGCCCTCACCAAGACTCCTAAACACCCTCGACGGAGAGTGCTCATCCAACGCACGCGACGCCGAAACAGCAGCACTATCAGCCAACTGCCCGCCCGCCGAACCAGCCTTCATATCCCACTCATTCAAACCGATCACAAAGCCCTCACCAGCGTAAGAACCGATCTGCTTAAACACGCGAGACGGAGAATGCTCATTCAACGTGTGAGCCGCCGAAGCAGCCGCCGCCGACGCCATAGCCTGAGCCGCACTAATCGCCGCCGACACGCGGCTCATCACGCCCTGCGCAAACGCCGAACCAGCCGCCGCACCCAACGCGGCCAACCGGCCAACAGCACCAGACGCGCCAGCCGCCGCCTGAGCCGCCAACGCCGCACCAGACGCGCCAGCCGCACCAGCCTGAGCACCCAAGTTAGACGCATAACACGAACCAGCCGACGCGCCAGCCTCACACAACCGGCCAGCCCTCACGCCTTCACGAGCACTCAACCCGATATGCTCACCAGACGCGCCAGCCGCACCAGCCTGAGAACCAACACCAGACGCATAATTCGCACCAGCATCAATGCCGCCAGTCAAGAACGAATTATGCAACCACGGAAGCTGCTGATTCCACTGATCCTGCACCCACCAGGCACCACCGCTAGTCGGCGCACTGCCAGCCTGGACACCATTCGTGAAATCAGTACCAACCTGAACACCCGAATCAAAAGGCGACGGCGTCATTTTCGCCGGGTCCAAAGGCGACGGAATGTAATTCGGATCATTATTATCCGAAATCCCCTGACGCCACCCCTCGACATACATTCGGCCAGCCTCAGCGCCCTTATCCGAAGCCCACCATGGCGTCGACGTAAAATGCTCCCATACCGAAGTGCCATTAACAGACCCCACGCCCGACTTGAACCCATTCGTATAAGCCGTGCCAGCCGCGTTACCAGCCGAACTAAACTGAGCTGTTTTCCCATTCAACGTCAACGCCCAACCATCAGCCGTCTGACTAATCTGAACGCCAGCATCCGACAGGGCCTTCACAAGCTCATCCGCCGTCTTAGAGCCAGCCGCCGCCGCCTTCACCGACGCATCCACGCCCAACGAATCCAACGCCGACAACACGCTCGACTTCGTATCATCGAACGCACCCTTAACAGCATCATGGAACGCCTGCAACGCGGGAGTGGCCCCCCACGCCATCCCAGACAAAGCCGGGGCAACACCATTCGTCGCCTCCAGCAATTCCGCCAAACGCGCCTTACCTTCTTCCGAAGTATCAGACAACGCATCCTTCAATTGCTGCAAGTACTGCGCGCCCTGAGGCAACTTCGCCAACTCCTCCAACACTGGAGTAGCGAAACCAGCCTGCGCGAGCTCCAACATGTTCTGCGCCATCTCAGTCTGCGCATCAACCTGGCGCTTCAAATTAGCCAGAACCTCGTCCACAGACTGGACGACCTCGCCGTTAGCATCCCGGGCCGCCGCGCCCACGTCAATCATCGAACGCCCCACACGCTCAATAGCAGAGTGCAACTCCTCAGCAGACTTAGCGTTCTGACCCCACTTAGCGAAACTCGAATCCACGGCCTTCCCGAAAGCGTCCGAATTGTCAGCAAGCAACTTAGCGTCCGCCTGCATCTTCTTCCACACGGCATCCGTCTGTTCAGCGACGAACTTGTGCAAAGACTGCGCGTCAGTCGCATACCCCAACGAGGAGGCGTACTGCGTCAGCCCATCCTTCAAGCCGTCCACAGACCCCAACGCCGAATCCAGCGTCTTGTCCCACGACTCAACAGACGCGCCGTTCTGCAACATCTCGCCACGCAACTGCGCCAACGCCTGCGCCGCGCCAGACAAGTTACCAGCCTTCGCCACCTCGCCGATACGCTCAAACGCATCAGCCAAGTTCACCGCCGCGCCACTCGCCTTGTAATCAAGCGGGTTAGCGCCGCCCCCCAAGAACGGGGCAGCCGTCACCGACGTCAGGCCCTTCGACCCGTTAGCAAGCCAGTTCTGCCAACGCGCATTATCACGATACCGGCGCATCGCCTCGTTGAGGTTCCCCCCAAACGTGGAACCAACCCCAGACGACACACTAGCCGACATCTTCGCCACAGCCTGCGTCACCTTGTCAGCCGCACCGTCGATACCATCCGCCGACTTCGCCAACGCATCAGCCAAGTCCCGACCAATAGCATCCGACGCCGCGTTACCAGCCGACACCAGCGCACCCAACGCCGCCGTGCCAACAGCGATAGCCGCACCCCACGGGCCGGTCAGCACGCCAACCGCGCTCGACAAGCCGCCCGCCAAACCGCGAGCCGCCCCCTGCACCTTCGACAAAGCGCCACCAAACCGGCCCGCCTGCACACTGGCCTGCGCCATGCCCCCGCCAGACGCGAACTTGGACAACGCATCCTGCGCCGACAAGGAATCCGCCTTCAACCCAGAAAGCGCGCCACTAACCGCCGTGAACAACGACGTCGCGCCGCGAGCGCCACGGAACAGCATGAATCCCGTCGCCACAGCCTCGACAGCGCCGGGGATACGTACCAGCGTCTCCACCAGCTTAGACAATGCCTCAGCGACCGGGGTAGCGATCCTGCCCCAAGACTCGATGCTACGAGCCAACGCCGGGCCGCCCGACTCAACCGCCCTCGACAACGCCGGACCCAAACGTTCCGCCGCGCGCGCCAGCGCCTCCAATGCGGCCCCGACCACCGGCGACAAGCCCCTACCCAGGGACCCCATGAAAGACATCAAAGACCCAAGGCCCTGCGACACCTTAGGCCACACGCCCGCGATACGCGACAGGCCATCCGACAAGCCGTCGAACAACCCCTGAAAGCCCTTATTGAAGTGTTCTCCACTAAACGCGCCCATCAGGGCCTTCGTGAACTTACCACCCGCACGGCCCATAGCGGCACCCGCGTCTTCCGCGAGCTGCGCCCAAGACTTCCCGAAAGACGCCCACGAATGGGACGTCTCGTCCTTGAAAGCGGACCATGCGCGCCCCATTCCAGAGAACACCTGCCTCAAAGCGTTCTGGAAATCACTGCCATTCACGGCCCGGTTAACGGCCTCCAGCCCGTCAGCGAATCGCTTCATCGAAGCGCCGCCCTCAGCCTCAGCCGCCTTAAAGAAACCGCGCAACACGCCGCCAGCACTCAATACAGCGCGACCGAAATCCTTCAACGTATCAATCCCGCGATCAATGATCACCTGCAGTTGGCCCGACTCCTCGGCCTTCACCAGCCAGTCCGCATACTTATCCGTCGCCTCGCCAAGGAACCCCAAGAAACGCTCCATCGTCTTAGAGCCATGCTTGCCGAGCACGCCAAGAATCGTCATCAATGAATCTGTATGTTGACCCAATACGTCAATGCCAGCCGCCGAATGTTCAAACATTTCAGCGATATGCGGCTTCAACACTCGATCGAACGAATCGACCAGCTTGCCGAAATGGCCACCCATCGCCTTCGACAGCCTGTCAAAACCAGACGCCATCTCAGGGAAGAATGAATCCGTGATCTTCGCGATCTGATCACTAGACACGGCTTCCCAGAACCCATGCTGAGCCGCATCATTCATCTTGTCATACGCCGTCTTGATCGACGGAACAATCTCGCCCGCGATCTTCGCAGCCTGCAACGCCGTATACCCGATAAAGCCAGCCGAAATAGCGAGCGTAGGACCCAACAGGGCCGCCGCCTGCAGCACGTGCCCCACGGCACCACCCAGCGTGAACGTGTGCTTCAAGAGCTGCGTAACGCCAGCCCCGGCGACCGCGAACCCAGACCCTACAGCGCCGATCGTCGGCACCAGCTTATCCAGATTCTTCACCAAATCCCACACGTTATGCGTCAAGTCCGACGCCAGACGCCAACCCGACATAGCGGCCAACGTCTCACGCGCAACAACCATCGCCTTATGGTCAATGACCGGGCGCAGCTTCACCCATCTGTCACGCGCCAGCATCGCCAGCCTGGCCGCCGCGACATAACGGGCAGAATGATCCAGACTAAGCTTGAACTCTAGTTCCGTGTCATCCCACTTGCGCTTGAAATGCTTCAATTTTCGGCCAGCCTCGCGCAGCTCATGGTCACTCATATGCGGCTTAATGTCCAAATGGAAAGCCTCATGCTTCCCAAACGCCCGCTCGCGCATCTCCTGACGCAGCTTATCCAACGCCGCATCCACACGCCCCGACTTCACGTCGACGTCAGGATCAACCACATACTTCCAACCGTGAGCGAACTCGCGCTCCATGCGGGCTCGCAACCGACGCAACGCCCCCATGTCATTCAGGTCTTCATCAACAGTCCAACGGACCCGGCCCGTGTATTCCTTCTGGAAAAACCCATCAAGCACACCCTTCACCTTGTCCTGCCACCCAGACGCGGGGCGCAAGTCAAACTCGACGGGCCCCATCTCACGGAACGCTTTACGCACCGCCTCGCCACGACGCCCATACCACATACGGAACGCCGAGTCCGTATGCGAACGCCAATACGTATCCTCATCAGCATGAGGCCCCGACAGGCGCAACTTCTTCGCCGCGTCACGCTTCATCGCATCCAACGCCGCCGACCAATGCTGCCTAATCGTATCCATATCGCCGTCATACACGCGAGCCAGGCCGCCCGCCCTACGCTCAGCCGCATCATCAAGACGATCGGCCATCGCCCCGATCTTCGCGAACTCGCGCTCATCAAAATGGACGCCCATCTGGACATCCCGCACAGCCGCCTGCGCCTTAGCCGACATCAAGCGGACACGCTCACGCAGCCCATCCTCGTCGAGATCAACCCCGACCTCCAACGGGCGAAGCCGCTTCTCAATAGCTTCCAACTTACGCGCCAAATCACCGTAAAACTTCTCAGTATCCGGCGTTACCTTCACGGCAAGACGCGCAACAACATTACCAGCCTCAGCACCCATAAACCCCCCTCACATAAACAACAAACCCCGCGAGGGGGGCGAGGCAAACACCCCAACGTCACGCACTCATAGCGTCGACGAACATCTGCCTCACACCCTTCACGGTGCACTTTTCCGCCGCGAACGTTTGCTTAGCGCCAGGCCGCCCCGGCCAAAGCGTCGGACGCCTCGACTTCCCAAACCCAGTCGCCACCGTATTGACCGAGATATTGTCGAATACGTCAGCCAACAGGGACATCTCCCGCGTCCACCCACGCAATTCAGGAACGTCCGCAAGTAGCGCCTGACTCCAACACCCGTCAGGCAGGCCACGAATCAGCGCAAGCAAAAAACGCGGGGACGGGGACCCTCTCTCAATCGCATCCACCAGATCAATCCCGTAGTGGAGTCGAAAGTCAACGTAAATCCCCGTCCCCGCTTTATCCAGCAAGTCCGCGACGGCTAGGCTTCCCCCGCCTGAGTACGCTCAAAATAGAGCGACACAAGCGTATCCAGCACAGCCGCATCATCACCAACCTGGCCGAGCAGATCGGTAGCCGCATCCTTGTCCTCAGCGACAAGCGTCAGCATGTCGCGATAGAAATCAACAACATCCGACACCTCGCCGTCAGCAGCATTACGCTCCGTCAGCAGACGCTGGAAGTCCTTGCGCTCATCCTTCGACAGGCGCATAGGGCCACGGAACACCACGCCCTGAACAACCAGATTCTTATACTTACCCTCCGCCTCAGAACGAAGAGCATCCAGGTCAAGATTATTGAAATCAACAGTAGTCATTACAATCCCTCAAATAGTGCCACGGTGGCGTGCCAGGAAAAATGAACGGGGACGGCCCGCGCGGCCACCCTGGCACACGCCCCACACGAGCCGCCCCCTAGCCTCAATCAGCTAGCGAGAGAAACAACCTCACCAATACCAATGGTGTTGTTATTCTTATCCTCCAGAATCTCAAACTTGATCGGCAATGCAACCAAGTCTTCGATGTTCGATGCATCAAAGTCGCCATTGGCGACAATGTCAGCCTTACCCGCATGGATAAAGCAAACATTACCCTCGTCCTCAATAACGATCAGCAGAGCACAATGCTCAGCGGTCGGCTTCGACTTCGCATACGTGATGCCATCAACGGTCGTCGCGTTAGCGCCAAGGTAACGCTTGATCGACGGCGCATCGAACTGGTGCAGCGAAATCTCCAAAGAATAGGAAACTTCACCAATCGACGTGCGAAGCTTCTTCTTCTGAAGAGAACCCTTCGTCGTAACATCGCCACCACCCTTGGTAATCTTGAACGGGTTATCAGCCGCCGTGTGGCCGATATTCGTCCAACCCGTCAGAGCGGTCGCCTTGTTCGTCTTGTAGGCCGTCACCGTTGGGGCCTTCGTATCAACCGGCGCAGTGTAAATCTGCGCGGTTGCTACGATCAATGTCTTGCCATCATCCAAAGCCATAATGACTCTCCCTCCCGCACCATCAACGGTGCAACACGACCAGCCGGGCTTGGAACACGAAACGCTCCATCCCGACCGGCAAATCCTGATATTGAACCGGGCCGGTAGAATCCGCCCAGTCCTCGCGACGGCGAGGCCGCTCCATCAACTCGAAAGCCTTCACGAAAGACTCCCTGCCAGGAACGCGACGCCCCACATCCGCATATTTACGCAACAACTCAATGATCGACCAGGAGAGTCGCCAAGCAACCTCCTCAGCGTCGAGGCCGCCAGTGAACGCGTGGACCTCAAACTCCAACACGTCCACCCGATCATCCGCCCGAATGAACTGCCCTCCCGTCGTGGGCTGCACTTCCACAACCATGACGTAAGGGACAGCATTGCCCTCCTCAACACGCGACCTGCACGTCACACCGTCAGGCAGGTCCGCTTCCAACCAGGCAGGCAGGAACGCCTCAACCGTCACATGCCTGCCCGGGTCCAGCTTTGACGCATCAAACACGGCCACCAGCAGCAGCCGCCGCCAACGCCCCCACGCCGCGAGACGGGCCAATATGCACGACCCTACGGCCTACAATCCGCCCCGCATCATCGAAGACGGGCTTAGACCGCACCTCGCCGCGACGCCCATACTCGATAGCCGCCGCCGCACCATACCCATCCTCATCAGACAGGATAATGTAGCCGTCCACCCAAGCCACGTAAGACTCGATCTTCGCGTGCCCCTGGTAGTGATGGGCCGCAAGCCGTGCCTTCGCGACAGCCGCGCGACTGTTCGTCTGCCCCGTCACCTCACGCCGAACTTGCGGCATGTGCGACACGATCTTATTCAACCGCTCCTTAGTGACCAGCATGGTCACCATCGACACCACCACCAATCCCCGTCAGGTTCGACGGCGGGCGCGGCCTGCACTCGAACTCCCAATGAGTCGTCCTGCGCGTCCCCCGCTTCAACGCCGGGGGAGCGGCGGCGTCCCACCGCTTCCCGTCGAACTCGATCAACGTCCACGCGCCAACATCCGTCAACAGCGCCCCGTCAACCGTGCGAGGCTCCACCAAGATCAGAGCAACCTCGTTCGTCAACTGCCCCTTCGCCGCACCACGATTAGCGCGAATCTGCTTCATCGACATGCGACACCGGTACGGGCGCTCCAAGTCCGGGACAGTCACCAGATTCCCCCGCGCATCCCTCGCCCGCTTACGCCCATACAGAACACCAGTAATACCCCTATGCCTACCAACTGCCACTACAGCGCCCCCTCACTCCACTTGAAGCGAGCGCCCGGCGACCACCAGTCGCAGCGATGCCAACCGCGATCAGCGTCCCTCGACATCGGGGCAGTGGGGGAGTGGACGAAGGAATGGACCACGCTCAACGTCGAATCCAGGCCCGCCGCCTGACGCAACGTCCGCACCTCATCCGGCGTATAGAACACCGTACCGGTCCGCAACGCCAAATCCGTGTACGCTTCCGTCTCGTCGCCCGCCCTGGACTGGACCACGGACTCCGACAAGTCCATGTACCGGACACAAGCGTTACGGACGATCGTCTTCACGACGGGCGGCACCGCATCCGCCATCCACGAGGGGCGGCCGTGTAGGCGTGCCAGGTTCGACGCATCCCAAATCACCGCCGCCGCCGTATCCTTCTCGTCAGGCGACAACGCATACTTCAATCGGGACTCCAGCTCAGGGACGCTAATCAACATCTCCCGACGCCGAGCACTCTCAGCCTCACTCACGGGCGGGGACGTTTCCTCATCTTCACTCACGCAAACACCCCCTTCACGCAAGCGGGGGCGAGAGACAGCGCCCTCACCCCCGCACGCCACCCCAACCGTCAGGCAGCAGCGGGAAGGTACTTAATGCCGATGGGCGTCTTCGTAAGGCCAAGGCCCTTAGAGACCTTCGCCTTATCCGAACCCTCCGGGAAGTACTTCGTATCCGAAACCGGACCCAGCGTGAGCTTAACCGAGCGGATGTTGTACTCATCGTCAGAGACAACTTCCTGGCCCTGGTCATTCACATAAATAACCGGGTCCAACACCTGCTGGTAGCCGTACCACGTATTAACCGTGGAACGTTCCACCTGATACTGAGGGTCGTAGTCGCGCAGCCAACGCATCGCGATACCGTCCTGAGACAGCATCGACGCGCCAGCCACAGCCGACTCAGGAACACCGGGAGCCGCGTTCAAGAACACGAACGAATCCCCGGTAAGGGCATACGCCTCATCCGGCGCAATATCCTCCGACACAACAATGTCGAACCCCTTGATCTTGCCAAGCAGTGCGTCAGCGAAAGCAGACTCCCCATACTTATCACCAATAATCGACGCCTGAAAGTACTGACTCCCCTGAATAATCGTATCCCAATCAGACCCGATAAGCAGCGTGCGCTTCACCTTCGACGCGCCCATACGATTAAGAGCATTACGCGCCTCAACAATAGCCTGGATAACATTATCCCCAGGGGAGCCCGCCGCCCCCTGCGCGCCGATAGTCACCGAATACTTGCCATCCTTCAATGCCTTAATGGCCCCATACTCCAGCTTGCGCGCAACCGCGCGCGACTGGGCAGGCAGAATGTCCTGCGTCCAGCCCATAAAGTCCATCTCGCGCTGCTCATCCGTCAGCATCGTCGCAGAATACGCATTGCCGCCAAAACGGACCGCGAGCTTGCGTTCACGGTATTCATCAAACGACAACGGCTGCGCGCGATTATTACGCCACTCATAATCACGCGCCGGAAGAATACCAGGAACACGAACATTAATCGTGTCATCCTTCGCTCCCTTGAACTCCTCAATACCCTTGCGGGTAAAGAGCTTCGGTACGACAAGCTCTCGTTCCATTAGTTCAACAGCGGTCGCGGCCAACTTTTCCGGCTTAACCTTCACATGATTCAAGCTATTCGTCATAGCTTCTCCTCTCTAAACGTTCAACGTCGCGGAAGACCGCGCACGAACTCGCGCGCATTGAAATCTTCCGTCTCCTCAGCGGGAGCCAAGCCCCCGCCCTTGCGAGGCAGACCAGCCGCGCCGCCAGTCGCGCCCACCAGGGACGCCAACTCCTCGCACGCGGCACGCATCTCCTCGACCGTGCCGTCCTTGACGAACTCGAACGCCTTCACAGGCAAGGCTGGGAACTCATCACGCACCTGCTGCCGCACACGCACCCGGTCAAGCTCAGCCTCAACCTGGCGCGTCTTTTCATCAGCCGCCGCCATCGCAGCCTCAAACTCCTCAACCGACTTGAGGCCCTTCACCGACTCCTGAACTTCACGCAACTGAGTGCGATAACGAGCCGCCTCGTCACGCGCCCCCTTCAGCTCCCGCTGCGCCCACTCAGGCAGGTCGTCAACCTTGCGAGCAGCGCCATCCTGGCCCTCACCCGCGTCAGCTTCCACCTGCGCCTGCTTCTCTGACTCAACCGGCGCATCCGCGCCGCGCGCGCCCGGCGCGCCACCCTCAACCGCCTCAGCCTCGTCAGCCACATTCTTCTCGTCCGCCATCGCAAACACACTCCCAAAAACAAAGCCCGCGCACGCCACCAGGACGAAACACGGGAACCACTTGAAGCCGCCAGGGCTTCCACCAATCACCTACCGCTTGAACTTGCGGTAGTAGTAACTTCTCCAACCGGCACCGGCCTTACCGTTAAAGCCCTTGCCCTTGAAGTCGTGCTTCCACAGGTTCTCCATCTCGCGGTTCACCGCGAAACGAGACCCCTCAATAGTTGAACCAGCAAACAGGGGCAACGCATAACAGTGGCAATTCGGGTGATACCCGCGCGTCCCGTCAGGATGCACAATGTCATGACGCAACGCCTCATGCTTGCCCGTGTACTTCGCGCCACGAGACAACAACATCGCGCAGAACGCGCACGGCGTACCCGTACCGGACACCCTGATCCACGCCTGCCTCGCAGAGTCACGATCACCCATGTCCCGAACCGTGGACCGGACGCCGCCAGCCGCCGCCTGCTGACCAACACCAGCCACAACGCCAGACGACACCTCGCCAGCCTCCAACCGGGCACGCAACAACGCCTGCGCCGCCTTCACATCCACATCACGCAACGCCCCCAGGTCCGGCGTCACCTGCTTATCCACCGCAACACGCACGCCCTCCAACGACGTCGCAGCCAACGCCTTCACCCCAGCCGCCTCGTTAAACTCACGCACCAGCTCACCCAACGTCACCTCGCCGCCCTGAGCGTGCCCCCGAATGGGGGAGGGGACCGTGCGCCCCGTCTGCAACGCCCTCAACAACCGGTAAAACGCCACACCCAGGACAGCGCCACGGTCCCACGGCTCCACAAGCAGCTCACCAAACCGGGCCACAACATCGCCCCCCTTGTCCACCTGCTCCCACCAAGCGGACACGTCCTGCACTGTCACCAAACTCAACCGGCCAAGCGACGCCTCGAACGCCTTCAACAAGACCTCTACACGCGGGTCTGTGGCCATTACGCGCCACCGCCAGTCAAGGATACAGGCTCGCCCTCAACGAGCGTCACAGGCTCATTTAGAGCATCCTGCGCGCCCATCGACACGAACCCCTGAACAGCCGCACCAAAATCAGAACCCAACCGCTCCGACGTCGCCAACTCATCCCACCGATCCAACTGAACCGGCGACACACCAGGCACCATCTCCCACAAACCACGAGACGGCACCCCAATCTCCCGCAACTTCGACAGCGCATCAGCCGTCTGCGACAAAGCAGCCGACTCCAAATCCCGCCACAACACCTCATTGTGCTCCCACTGGTCGCGCTCCGCGCGACCCTCCAAGACCATACCCACACGCAAGGTCCGCTCCCACGACTCACCAAACTGAGTCCGGTACAACTCCACCTTACGGCGGAACGACTTCTCAGCCGCGTTCAACGCGTCAGCCGACAGGTTAGCCATCTGCCCCAACAGGAAGTTAGGAGGCGTCTGCGAGATAGCACTGAAGTCCTTAATCAACGCATCCATCGCCGCAATGTAGCCCGACTGGTCACCAACCGGCAGGGAACCGAACTTTCCATCCGGCGACGAGTTAACCAGGAAATCACCCGGCCCCGCCGCAATCGGCTGGCGAACAACCCCACCATCCGGACCAACGATCGGCATACCGTCCGCATCCACCGCAACCGCGGGCTCCAAACCCGTAGCCCACAACACTCGATGCGCACCATGCGACTGCTCCAACAACAGGTTAAACAACATCTGGTTGAACGAATCCTGCCAGTGCTTCAACGGAAGCACCGCGCCCTGCACCCGGCCTTCATCGTCCATCTGCGACACAAACCGCGTCACAGGACAATGCCCCTCGCCACCATGGGCAACACCCGCGCCAACAACCGGCTCACCACCAGCACTAGGCAGAACAACGTCATACCGGTTGTACCGGTCCCACGCGACAGCCAGGCCAGGCTTGGGGTGACCATCCGGGCCGAAACCCGGGTACCGCATCACCGACAACGCCAACACCGCGTTGTCGTCAGACAGGGCGTCCTCGAACAGACACACCGTCCGCAACGCCGACAACACGCGCACATACGCACGACCATCCTTGCCGCGCTCAACCACCGTGAACGCCTGCCCGTATGCCACCGCCGACCGGTGCACCTGCGCCTGCTTAGCGTCCAGGTTACTGCGCTGCCACAAGTCCCACTCAGGAGTCTCAGACGAACGCTCATCACCCGCACGCTGATCCCCCGAACGGAACCCATCAACAGCCAACGCCTGCACCGCCGCGTTAACAGGAATCTCGCACCAGTTCTGACGCGCCCTGCGCATCATCGCCTTATGCTCACCCGTCATCCCCTTCGGAGAATACGGGTCATCAAAATCTCCACGCAAATAAGCGTCAGCAATCGACAACCCATCATCCCAGTCACGGCTCAACACCCGCAAGCCCTCACCCACAAGGGCCTCCAACGAATCACCAGCATCAATAATAGCCGCCACAACACATCACCCCAACTAGAACCGGTAGAACGACCCCCCGGCCTTAGCAACCGGCCTCGACGCCATCTCAGTCTGATAATCACGATACGCACCAAACGCGAGCATCGCCGCCGCATACATATCGATCTTCTTCTTCGACTCGCGGCCAGCCTTCATAAACGACACACCATACGGCGTATCCTTACGCAACACATTCAACACATGACGACGGAACGACGCCGCCAACTCACGCGAACCACCATGCGACACCTTCCCATCAAGAATCGCCGCCATAAACGCCTCATGCAAACCAACCGTCCGCTTACGCGAACCACGCATATCCCACGCAATCGGACCCCTATCCGACGCGCGAGCAACAAGCCGCTCGCCGTAGTCAAGAGTCCACTCATGAATGTACGACTCCCACAACGCAACGTCCGCATAGAACCCAACAACGTCATAATCGCGGAAGCAACGGTGCACCATCGAGTCCACGCGCTCACGATCGACCTCCCAGTCGCCAGCAAGGTCCAACGGCTTCTCCTCCAACAACAACGGAACCATCAAACCATCCGACACGCGAATAGCGACCAGCGCCGTAGAGTCATCAGACTTACCACCATCAAACCCAAGCACAACCCTGTCACCCGGCTCCAACGTCGCCTTCCGCTCGATACGCTTCCACTCAGCCGACGAGAACAAATTACCCTCAGGCTGCCACACCTGATTCAAATACATGCGACGAGACTCCGACGTTGGACGCGACGGATTCAACACCGACCGCCACGCCTCATCAGCATCACACCACACCGAATCACCACGCACAGCGTTGTACAGAACCTTGAACACCCGCTCATCCAACGGAGTATCATCCGGGGCCTCCAACGAGTCATAGAATATATCCGACTCCGTAGTCAACCCCTCCAACGACTTCATATACGCCTCACGATCGTTTTCAGCGACACTGCCCTCACCAGGCTTGTAAGCGTTCGTAATCGCCAGGTAACGCGACTTCATCTTCGTCGTATTACCCTCAACCGTATTCTTCAACTGCTGCCCATTATTCTGAGGCAACCAGTGTTGCGTCTCATTCAGCAACGCGAAAGTACAACGGTTACCCTCCGTCGACCGAAACGACGACGTCTTAACCTCAATACGTGCCGTGTTGTTGCAACCACGCACAATCTGCAACCGAACATCCACGCCGTACTTCGCACGCAACCTGTCGCCCACAAGCACATGGAACATGTCGAACGTATTGCTAGTCTGCTCCTGCTTCAACGCGAAAATCTGCACCAACGCCTGAGGACACCGACGCCCCACAGGCTCACCATCCGAACCCCAACCAGCAAACCGGGAAGGGCCAAACGCTTCAACCAAACACAGCACCGCGAGCAACGGGTCCTTGCCCCAACCCTTAATCCGCTGCAAAACGCCTCGACGCCGGTAAATGAACTTCCCCTCATCGTCAACCGCATACCACCACAACACGATACGCAACTGCTCCAAGGTAAACTCAAACACATCCTGGTCCGCACCCAACGGCTCCAAGTAATCTGAGCACCAACGGGCAATCTCCCACCCCAACGTATGCTCAGGCAAAACAAACCGGCCATCCTCGCCACGCTCCCACGTCGGCCCATAATGCACCGGCGCGAAACGTTCAAGAATCTCATCATCAGACAAACCATCATAGGGACCCTCAGGGGGTGTCCCAGCCTTACCGTCATCGACCAAAACCAGGACACCCCCAACCCCATCAACACACAGTACCCGTGGCGGGACTCGAACCCGCACGCCCCAAAGAGCGCCACATTTTGAGTGTGGTGTGTCTACCAAATTCCACCACACGGGCCAAAGATGAACCCCCCAACGCAAACCGCCAGGGGGGCGGCCGCAAGGCGAACCCCGCTACCACTACCAAGAAAATGCCCCCGCCGAATAGCCGTCGTGCTCGCGCGCCACGCCGCGAACCCAGGGCCGCGACTCGCCGTTTCAGCGTGCGGGGGCCACCAAAAAACGCCCCGCCAGTCCCGGAGGACGACGAGGAACTAGATAATCTCCAGCCCACTCCCTCACCCCATTGTGAGGGGCGGGCTGAATACGCTACCGGGGACAACCTCTAAGCGGCTGCCTCAGCAGCAATCACCTTACGCAAACGCTGCAATTGGAAGCCACCAAACCACGACGCCACATCATCCGAGGGGGCAACAACCGGCATTGCACTAAAGCCGCGCTCAATCAGCATATCGCGAGCAACGGAATCAACACTCACATCCACAGAACGATACTCAGTGCCCGCCTTATCCAGCGCGCGCTTAGTCGCAACACAAGCACCACAAGCAGGCTTAGTATAAACAACAATCACTCAACAACCCCCACAACAACAACTACACAGACCGCAAACGCTCACGGTAACTGTCAATAACACTCACCGACGCCGGAACCACATCAGACTCATCAGGCCGCAACTCAATACCAGCACGCCGACGCTCCGACTCCGACATCCCCAACTTACCCAACTCCATGTAAATCGTCGCCAAACGCTGCGACGACGGATCACGCAACAAGGGAGGACGATCACGAGTAAACCCGCGCGCCTCACGCTCCGACGGCTTCAACGACGCCGCCTCACTATCCCAACCAGCACGCAACGCGCGGGCCCGCACCGCGTCATCCTGCTGACGCTTATACGCCGACAAATCCTCACAAAGAGAGAAAGCCATCTCCCAGTCCGTCTGCTGGAACCAGTACGACTGACCAGACTTTCCAATAGCGTCATACATGCGCTTAGCCGTAGGATGCCACTTCGAATCCGCCTTACGCGGAAACGTGTCCATCAACACGCCACCAGTCACATGCTGCGTCCTCGACGGACGCTGATCCACCAACTCATCCCGCCGCGCAGGAACAGGACCACTACGAGCCATTCACACCACCCCCACGCAAACCAGGATGCGGCTCCACCCTACGGAACCGACCAGCAACCTCACGCCTCATACGAGCCAACGCCACATGCCCCTCACGCGCCGACTTCCACGCATGATGCTCACGACACAACGCCCGCAAATTACCAAACGAATCATCATCACCAGCAACAATATGATCAACATCCGTAGCCGGAGCACCACACACCGACACAGAATCAACCTTCCACTGACAACGACCACCATCACGCCGCAACACAGCCGCACGCCTCGACGACCAATCAGACGGCAACCGACGCCGACGATCCGAAACCCGCGACCAAGCCACAACAACCACCAGCCAACAACGATCAAGCCCCGACCGAGGTCCGACCCAGCTCCACCAAGCCGCTAATATACTCGACGCCGAGGCAACGACAACAATAACCACTAAAGCCATAAAACTTAAAGCAGCGACAGAAACAATAACCACTAAAGCCATAAAACTTAAAGCAGCGACAGAACCAATAACCACTAAAGCCATAAAACTTAAAGCAGCGACAGAATCTAAAGCTATAAGTCGTGAACTAGAGAAACTAAACTAGAGAAACTAAACTAGAGAAACTAAACTAGAGAAACTAAACTAGAGAAACTAAACTAGAGAACTTGAATCACTAGCTTTAAGACTTAAGATATATATTTATATATATATACTTGCCCCCCTACCCCCCAAGGGCTTTTACCCTCTCACTATATAGTCTCGTTTTGGTACCCCGCCTACCGGAACCGTTTTTCTGTTAATGAGACGCATGTCATATACGGGCTAGAGTACGCGGGTCTCAGAACCCGCGAAAACAGGCCGATCATCCTCAGAGGCTGTGCCTCATCCTCGGAGGCTCGGACTGTGCCCAGGCTTGCATGTTCGAAATTGGGGTGCTACTGTCATTGACAGTTGCTATTCGCAATGGGGTAGATTAGTTGACATGGAAAGCTTATGACCCGTCGCGGATATTTTTTGCTATGACCGTGCGGTATTCGGGCGTGCATTCGTGGGGGTCATAGCCCCCTATTTAATTGCGCGGTAGTTTTGACGGGAATAGCCTCCAGGTAATTGCATGTGGGGTTATTTTCTCGCATTTTGAGACTATTCGGCGTTGCTATTGACAGGCGATTCGAGGCGCTTTATCGCGCGCGTGTGGCGCGTGTATCGGGGGCTCAGCTCAGAGTCGTGAGGGCGGTGTCTGATGGGCATAGGGGTGGGTGTGGGCGTGGGGGTGGGGGTGCGCTAGGGACGTCGTGAGGGCGTCTTGACAGGCGCATGTGTGTGCGTGTGTGTTGCGCCTAAGCGTGTCAAGGCCGGCGGTTTGGTTTGGGTTGGGTTGGCGCGGTTTGTGGCGTGTCGGGGCTGGCGTTTGCGTGGGTGTGTCTCGTAGTGTGGTTGTTGTACATCTCAGTATGTGGTTGGGTTTGCGAGTTGGGTTTGCGTTGAGGCGGCGTCGGGTCTACACTGGTGTCATCGCCGAACGAGGCGGCGCGGTGAGAGCGCGGCGCGGGTAGTTCTGTGCGACGGATGTTTTTTGTGAATTAAACAGCGGTTGTTTTTAGCCTCTTTGGTGCGCGCTTTGTCTCGCGCGGTCCCTCACCTGGTCTAGTCGCGGCCCCGTCTGTAGGGGCGGGGCGGCGCTTGGGTTACACCGTCGCGAGAGCTGCCCTGGGATGGCCCGGGCGGCTTAATCGCGGCGCGCGCCGTTATCGGCCTCGGCACGCGGTAAGGTAACGCCGCTCTAGCGGCGGCGGGGGGGTTCGCCCCCCGCGCGGGGGCCGGGCCCGGCCCGCGGGGGGGGGGGGGGGCGCACTCCCCACGGTGGGGGGTGCGTGTGATCTGAGAGATAGAGGCGATTGTCATGACAAACGAGATGGTTTGTGAGTCCCGGCCCTTCGTGCGCTCCTGGGATGAGTGCGTTATGTGCGCTCGCGATTGGAGCGGCGGCGGCGACGGTTGGGACCTGGAAGCTCTCGCGGGCGTCCTGTACGAGGGCGCGCGCTTCCTTCCTGGTGAGGTCCGCTGGTATGAGCGGGCGACCGTTGATGAGGAAGCGGCGCGGGCGTGCGATTACCGCGAGTGGCGCCCGGCGATGGCGTGTGATCGCCGCCGGGGGATGGTTGCCGAGCGCTGGGATACCGATGCTCAGGGGCGCGTGCACAACGTGACCCTCTGGGATGATGGTGGCGCGGCGTCGCTCCTGCTGAGCATGGTCTCCGAGTGGGGGGCGTCGCCGTGGGCCTGGACCTCCCAGACGGTGGGTGACTCGGTACACCCGGCGACGTGGGGTGAGCTTGATCGGGTCTTCGGAGGGCGCGACGTGTGGGAGCGTGAGTTGTCCGAGGCGGCGGCGCGCTTCATTGGGGGCTGACCGGTCCCCTGGTTATCCCGGCCCTAGTGGTGGGTGTGAGCTGGGTTCGATTCCCAGGCCGGGAGCTGGTCGCCAAGGTGGCGGCCTACTGAAAATGTGAGAGTAGAGGTTTCATGATGGCTGGGATGTGGATTCCCAAGGAGTGGCACGCGGCGTTGAAGTGCGCGCGCCAGTCTATCCAGTGGGCGCTGCGGATGGGAATGTCCCTCCGCGAGGTTGCGGACTGGTACTACTCGGGTGAAACGGCCCCCGGCTCGGATGACTGGGATGACTGCGTGTTGCGTGCCCGCTGGGATACCTACACGTGGCGCGGCGTTTTCCAGGCGTGGGATGAGTGCGGGCGCCCCGAGTACGATCCGAGCTGTTGGGGCGGGGATGATTCGGACCCTGATCTGCGACGCGCGGCGCAGGGCAACGCCCGCCTTGATGCGGTTGGCGAGCTGGTGTACCAGCAGTACCCGGCTGCGTTGGAACAGGCGGCGCGTGACTTGGGTTGGGACGTGCGTTGGGGGTTGGACTTCCCTGACGGCGTGTTCCCAGAGGGCGCGATTGCCCTTGATGAGGGCGGCTTGGAAGCGGCGGCTGTGGACGATTGGGTGGCCGTTCTGGTTCCCCCGGCCCCGGCCCCGGTTTCGGCGGCTTAGGGCGCTGTTGGTTTCGCGGGCTTAATGGCGAGTGTCAAGGCCGGTTCGATTCCGGCCCCGCGAGCGGGGACAGGCATGGCGTGTGTTTGTCCTGACATAGAACGAGAGATAGGTAGAATGATGAACTTCGTGACTGAGGTTACGGGCGATGCCCTGGAGGCCATGCAGGACGCTTGGGATGACCGCGAGTCGTTCACGCGCGAAGAGCTGGGAGGTGCGCCGGATTGGGCGGATTACGTTGATGTGGCGGGTGAGTTGTTCCCGGGTGATATGGGCGATGAGTATTGCGAGATGCTTACCGACGTGTACGGGACGGTGCTTGTTGCCGGGTTCGAGTTCGACGCGGGCGCGGTGGTTCGCGAGATGGACCCGATCGGGTTCCGTTGCGGAATGTTGGACTGGCTTGACATGCGAGTCCAGGACGGCGATTTGCGTTGTATCGAGGGCTGATTAGGTTCTCACCCTTGGCAAGTCGGTTGCGCGCCCCTAGTGGGGCGTCCCGGGTTCGATTCCCGGGCTGGGGGCTGGCTTAGCCACGGCGGCTAGGCTTACCGGAGAGAAAGAGAGTGTGATAATGGTGAGCTATGGGTGCGTTGAGGGCGATGCCCTGGAAGCGATGCAAGCGGCGTGGGATGAGCGCGAGTCGTTCACGCGCGATGAGTTGGGCGGCATTGCTCCCTATTGGGAGTGGGTTTCGCGCGCTGGCTACCTGTTCACGCGGCGCGATGCTGAGATTCTGACGTCTGAGTCGCTAGATGAGTGCTATCCGTCGCTTACCGTGGGCGGTGTTGAGCTGTTGGCTGGCGACATTGTTGAGTCTACCGACCCTACGCTGTTTGCCGAATGCGTGGATAGTGACATTTACATGCGCATTTCTGAGGGCGAATGGCGCCCTATTGAATGATGCGCGGGTTTCCCTAGCCTGACGGTAGGTGCAATGCAGGTTCGACCCCTGTCTAGGGAGCTGATAGCCACGGCGGCTATCTATCTGAAATTGAGAGTGAGTGTGGTAGACATGGCGACTCAGATTATGCTCCCGTGCGACGGGTATTCGCCCGCGTGGGAGTGGTTGAGTGTGTGGCAGTTGGAGGCCCTGCAAGATTGGTGGGGCACGTCGGTTCGCCTTGCGCGTGAGAGCGTGGGCGCGCCCGATTGGGCTGAATACGTGGATAGGGCTGGCGCGGCTTGGTCCCGTGAGGGACTGTTGATACGGCTGGTCTTTGACGCAATTGACCTGTACGGCGAACCGCACGTTGATGCGACAATTAAGCACATCGGCAATGACGGTATGGTCGAAATGCTTGATGGGTGGATTGATGCCCGCGTGTTTGCGGGTGAGCTGGTTCGCCTTGTTGGCGAGGGTGAGGCGTGACCATGCGTGAGATGACTACGGATGAGTTGCGGGCGCTGGTTGAACAGGTGCGCGAAGCGGATGACTTTCCCGGCTACTTCCTGTACTGCCAGGTTGGCATTAGCGGCGTGCGTTCGTCGTTTGAATGGGTTGATTCTGACGGGTTCCTGCGAACGCGCGATGACTTGGCGGATGAGGCCGAGTTGGATTGCATGGGCGCTGCGGCGCCTAGGACTGACCCGGATGAGTTCAGTGCGGGCGTGAATGCGTATATTGCGCGTCTTGAAGCGCGGGGCGTGCTGATTCCCCTGTATTACGGGGACTAGTGGTGGGTGGATACTTGGTATCCTGGTTGCGTGACGTGTGACACGCAGGGTTTTCGCGGGCTTAATGGCGAGTGTCAAGACCGGTTCGATTCCGGTCCCGCGAACGACGCGCCCCTATGGTGGGGGCGCAAGACAGAGAGAAAGGCATGACAAATGAGTGACTACATGTGGGAAGAGCCGTCGAGCGCTTTCTACGGCTTCGGGGCTTGCCCAACCCTGGTTGCGACGGTGACGGATGACGTGGATGCTGAGCTGTACGTTGAGTACCAGGATGGCGTGCGCGTGACCCTCGCGGTCAGGGGTGACGGCGTGAAGGGCGGATACGCTTCCACGGACAAGACGGCTGACTGGCCCGAGGTTGAGCGGTTCATTCCGCGCACGGAGTGGCCCGAACAGATCTACGCGGGCGTGCGCGGCCCGATCGAGCGCACCCCGGACGGGGCGGTGGCCGACGCGGTCGCCGCTGCGGTCAGGGCGTGGGAGGACGAGCGGGTGGCTGAGGCTGCTATGGAGTTCGGCGACGTGTGACCTTGGGGCGCTGGCGCGTCTCGGTTATCCCCGTCCCCAATGGTGGGGGTGAGATAGGGCCTGTTCGATCCGGGCACGGGGAGCGACGGGCGGCCACGGTGGCCGCTTGGATACATAGAATAGGAGACTGAGGAAATGAGCAATGAGATTCGCGTGGTTCGTGTGACGAATCAGGAAGAGTTGGATGCGGCGCTGGAAGCGACCCCATCTGATGACGTGGTGATTCAGATTGATTCGGACCCGGGCAAGTATGTTCCGATCTACATTTTCGTGACGGACTCGCACGGGCATGCGGTTGAGGCGTGCGGTGAGTCGCGCGTGATCGTAGCGGGCAAGGCGCGACTGACGGCGCGAGAGCGCAGCCGCGTGGAAGCCCACGATGACGCCTGGGTATATGCCACTGACTCCAGTCGGGTGATATGGCATGACTCATCGACGGGGAAATGTGGTTGCTACGCGCGCGGCCAGGCGTGGGATCGGGCGGCGGTCGAAATGCACGCTCTGTGTCCGTTTTGCGCTTTCGACAGTGCGGAGGTGACGGCGCGGGGCGTGTCTCGTGTGGTGGCGCAGGACGAGGCGTCAGTGAAGGCCTACGATCAGTCGGTTGTTGAAATGAGTGACGATGCTGATGTGACGGCCTACGGACAGTCGGTTGTCTACTGCACGGGCGGCGAAGTGTACGCACACGAGCATGCGACGGTGTACGTGATGGAAGATGCGGATAGGCCGAGCGTTGATGGCGTGCCGACGGTGGTTGTGCATGACTTCAATGGTGATACGCCTGTGGCGGGCGGGGCCGTGGTTATTGCCTGATGGCAGGGTGTCCCTGGCGCTTGAATGGTGAGCGTTGTGCCGGTTCGAGTCCGGGCCAGGGAACGGGCCTGCAATCATCGTGGTTGTGGGCCGCATTGAAACCGAGTGTGAAAGGTGGTGCCCCGTGAGGGATACCAGTAAATGCAAGAAGATGCCAGCGGGCGAGTACATGACGCCCGCACAGCAGGAATCCATGTTGAAGGCGTGGGGTGAGCGAAACTGTGTCCTGCGTGAGGCGATTAGCGCGCCCGACTGGGCGCACTACGTTGACCTTGACGGCACGGCGTACTCGGTCGAGTATCTCGCCGAGGAGTGGGTGCAGGAAGGGTCGACTGACGGCGAGCTTGGGGGTCGGGAATTCATGATGTGGCTTTCCCCTCAGCTTGCGGCGGCGGAGGTTATGAAGCTCCTTAACGCCCGCGTTAGGGATGGTGAGCTGCGGGAAGTCGTGGATTCCCCTGACGATGGGGAGTGAGGCAAAGATGGGTACTTTCCCCATGTCAACTGTCGAATCAGACGGACAGGTTAAGGATGACGCGCGCGCCGAAATGGTGCGCCTGTGGGATGAGCGCACGCAGTTCACGCGCTCGGAGCTGGGCGACGCCCCCCGCTGGGCGCGATTGGTTGACCGTGACGGATGCCTGTTCGACGGGATTGACGCATTCGACGCATTTAACGAAATGCTCGACTCAACACACCCGCCCATCCAGGTTGCTGGGGTGCGAATCTCCCCTCACATGGCGCTCTGGGCGCAGGCCAGCGACTACAAGTACAAGCAGCTTAGGTGGCTGGGTGAACTGGTTGTCGCAGGCATGCTGCGCGAGGTGATCGACGATGAGCGCTAATAATTCCAATAGGGCGTATTTCATGGCCCTGAAATGGAGGGACTTAGCGCGGACTACAGCCTACATGGGCGAACGGCTTAGCCTTCGGCTGCATGAGGCGGGCGTGCGCGACAGGCACGATAGGCCGGGCGACCGGCTGGGAGACTCGCCCGAGGCGAGCATGGTGCGCGTACACGCGCAAGCTGCCCTCGGGGCGCTGAACCACCTGTCTGCCTCGTTTGAAAACCTGGCGGACGCGCTTAACGCGCAGACGAAACAAGACTGAAAGGTAGTGTGAACAAAATGGCATGGTATGACAGAGATGAGGTCGCTCTCATGGTGGCCCGCATCATGGAACAGTGGGAGCGCCACTATGATGACATGCTGAACGCGGACGCGAAATCCGAGGGGTGGCATGTCGCGTATGAGCCCCCTAGTCGGGACGGGGACTTCCACCGGATGCGCCTTGTGCAGGTGAAGGGTGAAGACCCTCAGAACGTGCCGGAGGCTCAGAGCTTCATCGTTCTACATCCGCTCCACGTGCAGCATGTCGTGGGTGAGATGCGGGCGAGCGGGCGGTGGGAGTTGGGGCGCGAGTGGCAGGTGCCCGTTGAGTCTCGACTGGGGGCTCTCATGTGGTTGAACCGCCTGGACCCGGCGACGGCGCATGAGCTCCCGGACCCGACGGCGGAAGTCTGGCACGGGCCGCTCTCCGAGGCGAAGCGTGGCGATTACGGGTTGACGTTGCAGATTATGCTGGTGAATCGTTTGGCGTCGCGGGTTGCGCCGCGTCGCCGAGCGCTCGCGCAGATGTGCAAGGCGGTGGCCTGACCGCCCTCGCTTCTTATGGTGTCTGGTTTGGTGGGGTGAGCTTTCTCGCCGGGGTGATGGCTAGGGGGGTTCTTTACCTCTCTCTCCCTCCCTGGTTTCCGCCCCGGCGGGTGCGCTCACCTCACCAAGCTCACTTACTTTACATGGAACGTTTTGCAGGGCGGCCCCCCTTGCGCGTCCCCTGGCGGGGTGACGGATATGGGGGCCGCCCTGTAGGAGAAAGGAGCGCCCATCGTGGTGGCCTTCAATGAATCTTCAACGGGCGTGCGTCTGGTGGCGTGGGGGAGTGCCCTCGCGGCCTTCCTGGCGGGCCTATGGGTCGGGTATGGGCTTATGCCCGATCGTCCGGCCTACTTCATGGCAGAGATGCAACAGGGGCGCGTGGTCCTGGTGGAGGGCACGCGGTGGCGCACGGATGACTGCCACGTGATTACCAGGCGGTATCCGACGGGGGTCTTGTCGGAGCCGCCCGGCGCGGTTGAGGCGGTAACTGTGGATGGTGAACATCGGGGTTGGGCGCGTTTGGGGCCGCGAGATTGCGCGGCTTAACGGCTGGTCAAGTGGCAGAGTGTTTGTTCTGTCACTAAACTTGGATGCGTTGTCAGACAACCCTTACTGGCAACACAATACGCAGAACTCGACAGAAAGTAGTACAAAATGGCCGAGATTGCCAGCTCCTACACCGTGACCGCCTCCACGCCTGACCCGGCGGCCGCAAACCTCCTCCTCGCCGCCGTGATCGAGGAAGCCCGCCGAACTGGCGCTCAGGTCAGCATTGGTGGCCGAGTGCCCGCCCCCAACGGTGCGATCGTCAACGTGAAAGCCTCCCAAGGCGACCAATTGGCAGACGCGGTCAACATGTTCGTCACGTGGGCGGAAGCGGTTGAAAACCCGCGCCTCATGCACTCGCCCGCCGAGGTTGCGGCCATGCTAGGCGTGTCCGCCCGCACGTTAGGTGAATGGCGATTCACGGGCGCGGGGCCGGCCTTTGTGAAGGTGGGCGGCGTTGTCCGCTACCCGCACGACGCCCTCATGGACTGGATGCAAGCGAACCAGCAGACAGTGGCCTAGGCACAGAGAAGCCCGCACCGTGGCCAGCCTAAGCGCTTTGCGGCGAGTGTGAGAGACCGTCCAGCGGCCCGCCTGGCGGGGCAGGCACGTTAGATGCGCTTGTATTGGCTGTCCGGTGCGGGCTTCCCCTACACAGAACGTTCAACAGGAGAAACAGACAAACCTAGGGGGCGTGTCAGCGTCTTCGTTGTAACGAGGTCGAGTGTAGCACCCCGCGAACGCTATCTGCAACCTCCAAATGTTGAAGCAAGGCCAACAAGGCCGAACGGGAAGGAAAAACATGCCAACAAGTGTCATGGAACACAAAGGCGGCCGTCGAGGCCGCGAAAACACAAGAGTATTCATCACTACGGGCGAAAAGGCCGGCTTCCTCATCGACCTTGCCCTCTCGGAGCGCGGCACACTCCTCATGGTCGGCCAACTGGAATACTTCTGCCTCGGCAACAAGGGCTGGATCGGATGGGACGGCGATCGAAAGACCTCCGTCGAGCTGGCCAGCAAAATTGAACGGTCGCGCGAGTCAATTAACCTCGTGCATGTCGGGTCTTAACACACCCTTACCAGAAAGGAAAACGCGATGCCCGAAACTATTACCCGCGAACAGCTCAACGAGGCTATCAATGAGTTTGCGGACAAGATCATGGAAGCTCTCGGAGCCACCATCGAAGACGAGGAGGCGAACGAGCCGGAACCGACCGACACTCGCTTCAAGGCAATCGACATTAATGGCAAGGGGGTGGAAGTGGACGCTGAAAACCTCCCCCCCGGCACGGTGGTAGTGGAAGATATGTATGAGTACTTCCGTTGCTACCAGGATGACAAGACTGGACCGTGGGTCAAGTACACCGGCGTCTCGTTCGATCACAATGCGTTTGCAGCAGTGATGCGCGATGCTGACCAGACGCCCCGCATCATTCACGCAGGCTAGACGCCCCCGCGAGAAAGGAAAACACAATGACCGAAGTCATCTCACGCGAACGACTCAACGAGATCATCGACCAGTTCGCAACCGCAATCCTGGACGCCCTCGAAACCGGCCCCACAACCGAGGAAGGCTCCTCGGAGCCCGAAATGGCTGTCCCCGACACCAAGTTTATGGCACTTACCATGGACGAAAAGCCGGAAGTCGTGGACGCCGCTGAGCTACAGTCAGGCACCCTCATTCTCCTGAACTACGCCGAGTATTTCCTTTGTCGGCTTGCTCAGGATGGCGACTGGATGAGCTATTCGGGCGAATGGTACACCGACGAAGAGTTCGCGAAGGAAATGCGTGATCACGCGGCCCTGCCCACGGTTGTCCACTGGGGTTAACGAGGGGGCATAATGACAAAGCCAATCAGCCTCGACGAGGCCGTGGACTTCATCAGTCGACTATGCGCCCAATCGAACGCGCCCGCAACGCCGCCGAACGCGGTCCACATCAACTGCGTGGGCATCGCTGCGCAGGTAGACCTGTCCGCCCTCCCGCCCGGCACGCTCATTGACAGCTACGTGACGGGCGAGTATTTCAAGGTCGCATACGACCATTGGGTGTCCACGAGGCAGCCCGACGTGAGGCACACGGACACGGACGTCGCAGCACAGGTGCGCTTCGGATGGCACGACGACGAGCAAGAGTCAGACTTCGACCTTATTCACATGGGCGAATAGCCCTCATTGCGCGCGGTTTCTGGCGGGACCGCACGCCCCAACGCAGAACATTTCAACTGAAAGGACAAACAAATGGCATGGATGCTATTCGCAATCGGCGTTACGTTCGCCATCGTGGGTGTTACAACCGTGAAAATCTTCGCGACAATCTTTGACACCGATAATTTCTGGGTAGCGCGGCTGTGCAACGTCATCTGCTATGCGCTTATCGGTTACCCCGGCGCGTATCTGACCTTCACCCACCTTTCGGGGGTAGGGCTATGATCGACCGCGTTACCGCAACGAATATCGAACTCCTCGCAAACAAGTACCTAGGGGATGTGGTTAACCAGGTTACCCCCGGCGGCGTCGTGCCCCGAATCGTCTTCGGGCGTCGCGACAACACTGTCAACATTGGAGACCTGATCGGCAACACGGAAGGCGGCGGCGTCATTGTGCGCCGCGAAGGCTCCCGCGAGTGGGAGGTGGTTGCGTGAACACCCGCGAACTCCTCGCCGAGGCGGTGGCCGCGCCGCTCACTCGCACGATTCGCAACCGCGCGATGGACACTGTCATGGTCCGCGAAGGCGACGATACCGTGTGGACGGTCAAGACCAAGAATCTTGACCTCATTCATGCTCTCAATGACGAGTGTGGGCGGGGGCGAGGTATTGAGCTTTCTCGTGAGCATGAGGTTGGCGTTGTGAAGGCCGCGGAATACGCGGTAGCAGATCACGTTCTCGCCGAACTCATTCACAGAATCGACTCTAACGCCCTCAATAACCCCGACCCCACCATTCCCCCGGACGCGGCCTGAAAGGCCGTCAGGGGCGCGGCCGGGCGCCCTCACGGGCCGGGTTGGGCGCGCCCCCCC